GGATCAAAGTTATCCAATGGTCTAGTTACTAAGTCTTCAATATACTTAGCTCTTAATTCACCAATCTTTTTAGCGCCAGCCTGATAAACAGGATTAGCTGCTGTAGCTATAGATGCTTGAAAAGCATTTGCTTGCTCTGGATCTAATGATGCAATAACCTTACCGTTACCTTTTTGAATTGCGTAAAATTGATCATCTAAAGTTTTTATGTCTGTAATTGCACCAGACTCTACATCTTGATATATTCTAGCAATCTCACTTCTAGCTTGTAACTCAAGAGTAGATCTAAGTTGACCAGCCTGTATTTTTCTTGCTGAGTCTCCAAAGAATGTGCCAGCTTTAGGAGCCTCTAAAGCAATATCCAATGCTCCACGTTTTGCAGCCGCTATCTGCTCGTCAGAGATTGGGTTGTTATATGCCCATTGCTCACCTTCTCTGATTGCTTTCTTAGCAGCAGCCTTAAATGCAAATTCACTCAAGCGATCAAGAGACTGCGCCATCATTTGTGATGATCTTTCGCTCTCACGCAAGTCAGCAAAGTCTAGCTTTGGTGTAGGCTGTGATAGCAATCCAGATGGTTGGTATGTTGGTAATGGCATATTATTTACCTAATAAAACTTTCCATAACCACCGCCATTGCTGGCAGACGGTGTCATAACTGTACTTCCACCAGATACTGGTGCAGCGCCTATCTGACTGTACTGATATCCACCTGACGCTAATGCTACAGCAGCATTAAAGTAACCCTGCGTCTCTGCTTGACTAGCAGCTGATGCATACATACCCATTTGCGCTTGTCCCATTCTTTCAGCTCCAGCAGCGTTTGCCAATGAAACTTCAAACTCTTTACCAGCTCTACGAGTATTTACATCTTGAATTAATGCAGCAGATCCTTGAAATGATTGAACACCGCCAGCTGATCCTCTAGCTCTAGCAGCTGCATTTGTTTCATTTAATTTTTGCAAAGTCATGTTAGCTTGCTGCTCATATTGTAATGCACGTTGTTGACCCTCAAGACTGGCTTGCGCTCCCTGCAAATGTAATTGTCTACCACGAGCTTGACCAGCTTGAATAGAACTAAATGCTTGTAATGCAGCCGCAACTAATACTAACTGTGCCATGTTAAGTCCCTTGGTGTGTAGCTACTTTGTACTCAATACCAAGTAGCGTCATTTTCAATGGGAGATTTTGAGATACGGTAATCTTTGCGTCCTGAGAATATCCCAAGATCCCATGCAATACCTTGATGCCAGTGAAGTCTGGAATGTCAGCATCCAATATGCTGGCAGTATCAAAACTTCTAATAGGCACTTCGATATTATTAATCTTTATATGCTGCGTATCTTTTAACACAGCATTAACTTCCACAATACGTTTTTTAAATCCAATGCGAGTACCTGATGCCAGTTTTAATTCTACTGGCTGAGTTGCTACAGTTACTGTATACGGCAAACCAACTTCATATGATGATGTGGCTGCTCTAGCAAATGTAACTGTACCACCAGCAGGTACTACCTGATCAGGCTGGATAGTGCCATCAAGCTTTATATTAACCGTCTTACCAATCAAATGAGATACAGATACACTTGCAGCTGCACCACCTTTTACAGCAGAATCCATGTACGCATCATCATCAAAATACTCTACATAGTATTGAGTCGCACCATTAACAATGCGCTTAACGATTGCGTAAATTGTAGTGATATCAACACCAACATCAATAAACTCACCGTCAGTATCAAACTCTGATGGCGCAATAACATTCTGCTGACGGAGTAATGAGAATACAGCTATTGATCCACCAGTAGCATTTACAATTAATAGCAAGTCATTCTCGTCAGTAGCCACAGTCCTACGCAAACCTAGTCGAGTAGGATTCTTTAGTAAATGACCAGCCAGCAAAGAAATCTTATTTGTTAAATATGTCAGCTGAGTATCAGAGAAAGCCATCTCATTTAATGACTTACCTTGTCTTTGAATAAATAGCGTACCTGATTCTAACTGCTGTACTCGAATACCTTCCTTGCTGCCGTTACGACTAATCGTCTTTAAGAAAAAGTTAGTCGGTGTAATTGGATCTAGACCATTCTGTGGAACATAGAACTCACCACCAGTTGTAAACACTTGCAGATCTCGACCTGAGATTATGTCTGTAATGGAGTTGTAAGTATTGGTGTCTAGTGTTGCCTCTACCGCATCGTCATCCAATCCTTCGGTAGCTTCAAAGTCAAAGAATATACCTACCTTAGATCCCCACATGGTAGACGGTCTAGATTCACTACCGCCAAAATAAAGCCTACCCTCATGGAATGTAACCGTAGCAGGATAGCCTTTTGTAGCTGACCACACAGCCTCATAACCTGACTCATAATCCCAGCTACCTGATGCAATAGCTGATGAATTAAAGAATGGGAATTCTGTAATAGCGCTCACCACAGTGCCTGATGTGTAGGCAACAATCTTAGCTCTACCCTGTGGACTAGCATTCACATACTGACCAACACTACCAGATGTAAATACTGATGCACTAGCAGTTAGCGTTATCTTTCCAGATACAGCTGATGGTGTCAGCGTAGCAGCTGGATTAGTTACACTAAGAGTAAATGCATACTTAGGTACAGAGTCAAACGTAATCGCTGATCCAGTCCAGTCAGCGTTAGTAGCTCCACGAACTATCTTGATTGGCGGTATAGATGGGTGAACCACAACCAAAGTATCAGCTGATTGAGTCCAGCAAATTTTACCTAATCTTGCTCCAGTTAAACCTAAAGAAGACGTATTTAAATACGGTAATCCAGATCCATTAATGTTTGTAATTAATACCTTGTTTCGGTACACATACATTCTGTTATGTGTGAAAACAAGCATATAACTATCTGAAGTTGAAAACTCAAACGCAACGCATCTCACACCATTAGCGGCAGACTCCGCGCCAGCGTTTGGTAATGCAGACAAGTACCTTAAACCTGCTCTACGTCTCAATCCACCTTGCGGCTGGATCACTACATTAGTAGCCTCAGACAAAGCATTCTGATAGGCAGCAAGATCCACACGAGCCAGCAGTAGTGGATCCATTTCTCCTGAAGAGAAGTTTGTCTGGAGTGATACGAAACGAGTCATTAGTATCTAACCGCTATCAGTGAGTAGTCTTCAATAGACTGTACAGGATTATTCTGTCCATCAATATTAATCGATGTACGCATATAGCCACCACGACCATTCTCAGCTGGCGAGCCTACAGCTACACTCTGCCAATATTGAGCCTTGTCCGTTTGGTCTGTAATTGGTAAAGCAAAATGCCAAGCCATTACATATTTTAGTAGTTGAACAAAGTACGATGGCATAGCATATTCTGGAGTTGAATACTGATATTCAGCGTAAATAGTTTGCTCATTCGTCAGCACCTTATCACCCATGATTTTGTAATTTTGGATTGGATAAGCGCCAATATTGCCTGAGTTAAATATCTTACGAGGAGATCCTAAACGATCACCAGTTAAAGCATATTCATAACGATATTCATTAGTTGGAGTAGTTACTAGCTGTGCTAGTTTTTCTTTTTTAAAACTAAACGACCAAGGATACGTCATCAAGATTTGATTTTTGATGTCATGATAAAGTCGATCAGCAATATTAGCCTCATCCGTACCGTCATTAAATGACGATATTGGACGAGCGCCAAGCATTATTAATGCGTCTGAGCAGATTGATAAACTGGTATCGCCAGCAGCCATGTCAGATCCTTAATGTGATAAAGGGCTACCCTTGTTGTGCAAGAGCAGCCCTGTGCTTGATTCAGACCAGATTAGTCTGTATCAGTTGCGCTTACGGTTGTGCCGTCTGCAATATCAACTACACCAGCAGAGCTGACTGCATTGACATAAGTCAACACTAAGCTTGGAGTAGTGCTATCGTAAACAAAGATAATATCGCCAACTTTTAACAGCGATGCAATGCTGTCAAAATAGCTAACGGTATTAACAGTTGCTTGTGTATCAGCTGTTTTGTAAGAATAAATTGACGGTGCATTGCCAGCTTTGCTGGCTGCTATTGTTGCAAAGCCATCTTTATTAAATGCCATGTCAGCCCCCTATTAAGTTTCACGGCAGGTAATTTGAACAATACCTTCCGCATCAATGGTTACAGCGCCAGCGCTGAATACTTCGTTGACCAACCAGCTGGTCTTCTCAGGAATGTAGTTGATCTCGGAGCGCATACCGATACCTTCAGCGTAGCCGATTGCATCTTTGTGGAATGCGAAACAAGTACGATCCAAAGAAGCATCGATAGCTAAACCACCTTCAGAGCGATCACCCAATACATGGAAAGTGAAACCTAAGTATGTGTTGATCTCGCCTTGTACCAGAGCCTTGATGCTATTGAAGTCAGAAGAGGTTACAGCTGTCTCAGACAACAAGTTAGATAAACCGTTGGCATGAATCAGAATATTACGACCTTCAGCAGGTACGTTATTCTTATCGAGCAAGCGCTTTGCCTCACGCAGTTTAGCTAAGTTCATATTGGTATTAGAACCACCAATGCTGTTAGCAACTGTCAATGAAGTACCAGAAGAACCTAATGCATCCAGAATTAACTGGTCTTGTCTACGACCCATTGCAGAAGCTACAACTTGTACGAGTTCTTGACGCTCGTCAAAGTTTACTTTTTGCTGGGAGAAAATGTCTGAATACTCAGCTGCATTCCAGTCTTGCAGTGTGCAAGTTACTGAGCTGAATCCAACGTTCATGGGAGTCACATCAGTTTGGGTAATGCGAGCAGTCGCAACACCTTTACCGACTTTTGGGAATTTTACTGTTGAGCCTTCGACACCTCTACGTTGACGCACAGCGCCAACAAGCATAGCCTTACCTTGGAATGCTTGTTTGACTTCTGCATCAAACAGGGTAACGAAAGCGTTTGATAATGATACGCTCATGTTATACTCCTTAATAGTTTGATAAGATTGTTTTGCGCCACGATATGCCCATAGATGGGGTCTTAGCTTGCCTTTTACGTTAGCCTAAACGTCTGCATCCGCAGTGGTAAGGGTCAGTCTGATATCAGCCTGATATGCCTTGATGCTGTTTTACACTATTTTTTAAAAAACGCAAAACGAAAAAAAGCCCAGCACATGGACTGGGCAAACTCCGTGAAGGAGGGGAGACTTTAACCAAACGTCTGAGCAAACATCTTTTCCACCTTTTGGCGGTAAGCTACGTCAGTCTTATATTTCGGATCATTAACCATTTGGTACAGCTCATCTTTGCTAGGAGCGCCATCAATTGGCACTGAGTTGGTGGGAATCTTAGTGCCTTCATAGGTTTCACGCAACTTAGCCAAAGCT